ATTGGTTCCGATGGCGCAGAAAGTACTGAAGTTTCTCCTGAACCTATGCAGTCCCAGACAGCCGCAGATATTGCCAACGAAACTGCTCTGCGTAATCGTGAGATGGCATCTGAAAATGCAGGTAGATTGACTGCTGAAGAACTTTTGGCACCTACTCCTGAAGCATATGACGTAACAGACACTAGGTTTGATAACGTACCCACACCCGGTGTTCGACCGAGCGATACCCCAAGGCTTTCAGAGTCAGGGTTCAGATCATCCAGCGTACCAGAACTAGATGTTCCAGATTTAGAACCTATAGCTGCGGCTTCGCAAACGGCTGAATCAGATTTCAGCTTTATGGACATGTTTAATAGCCTTTCAAGACCCAACTCACCTTTTTCGATGAGGAACCTCCCACGGCCTGACGCTGGCGGTGACGCTGTGGGTGGCAACCTAATAGAACAAGAATCGTCCCTACCCATGAACACAGGTGACCCGCTCACTGTTCCTAGCGCGGAAGAGGGTGGAATAAATTCTCTGCTTCCACCTAAAGAAACACCTAATGATAAAGGCACAACTACAACTACAGATACAAGTACGGATGTCGGTTCATCAGGCCGCATAGCTCAAATGCTTGAAGAAAGACAGAAGAGTGCCGAGTCGGATAAGTGGATGGCGCTGGCTCAGACGGGTCTGGCACTAATGGCTTCAGATCAACCAACTCTTGGTGGAGCTATCGGGGAAGCTGGCCTTGCTGGTATCGGCGCATTGCAACAATCCAGACAGGGTATGCAAGATTTTGAGATGGATATGTTGAAACTTCAAACTCAAATAGATGCAGCCAACCGCAAGTCTAGCAGCAAAGGCGGACTGACTGCAGGGAATATAATTAGTTACGTTGATGACTTGGCCCGACAACAGTCTGATGTTCGAGATAAATTAGACGAGCTAGAGACTGGCGTCTTCATGGGAACAGAAGAGCAAAAAGAAGCGATTCGCAAACGCTTGCAAACTAATCTCTTCCAAGTCGGCTTAGAGCTTTCGACTTATCGAAATGCACTTCGTGGCGGTCAACCATCTTCTGGGTCATCATTCGACGTAACAGGTGGAAGCCAAAGCACTGGAAATTGAACTAGAGGTGAGTTATTGTATAGTACAAGCACCGCAGTTCAGTAAGGAGAATACTCTTGGGCGTTATTCAACAGCTAGGCGAGTACTCTGGCAATCCTTATTCATTTAAAATAGCTGGAGACACTCCGACTGTCGAAGAAGCTGGCCGTATATCTCAGATATTAAGCCAACAAGAACTTCCTTATCAACAAAGATACGAAGCTCAGTACGGTGGTATTCGTTCTGTCGCATCAGCCCCAGAAGACACTGATCGCACTGCGTTTGGTCGTGGGTTTGCAAGAGAGCCTTCTCAACGGCAACGTGGATTTGGTGTAGCTGAACAATATTTAGCTGACACAGCAATCGGCAGGGCATTAGGCCTTGACCCTGAAGCAGGTATAGAGCGCCAAAGGTTAGCTGAAGAAGAGCTGGCGAGACTAGAGGCGGAAGACCCGTCCATTGGATTCAGAGACATTACTGGATTAGACACAGCAGCAAGTTTTGCTGGTGAGCAGCTAGGTAGTGAGGCGCGAGACACCGCCATTCAGTTGGGTGCAACTGCAACTGGTGCTGCCATAGGTTCAGTTGTTCCTGTTGTCGGTACGGCAATAGGTGCAGGCGTTGGTAGGGGTTTGGGTGTTGGGTACACTACAGTACAGGCACTCCCTCAGATGTTTGCTGAAGCTATAGACAAACAGAAGGAAGCTGGTGGAGACATCAATCTGACAAAGGCTTTAGGTGCCACAACAGCTAATGCTCTTTCAGAATTCATTGTTGACTACTTTATTATCGGAAAGTTCCTTCCACCGGGCGTGGATGCAGGGGCTTTGAAACGTGCCGTAGTAGAAGGCGGCAAGTCCGCAGGTGTAGAGGGCGCACAAGAAGTCTCGCAATCCGTAGTCAACAGAGCGCAGGCTGGCCTTAATCTAACCTCTGAAGATGCCCTTATGGAATATGCAGAGGCGTTCTCTGCGGGTTCAGTTGTAGGTGGTACTCTAGGTGGTGTTGGTGGAGTTGTATCTGGTCGCGGTGAGAGTGAAGGCTCTAAAGAACTAAACGAAGACTTGAAGGATACGGCATCCGAGACAAGGGATCGATTAGGCTATGCAGATGAGATAAGCAAAGAGCTGACATCAGAGGTCGAGAGGCAAAATGACGAAGCTATTGCCTTTGAAACACCTCAAGTAAAGCAGCAAGCAGAAGGCATGGGGATTTCTGAAGTCACCACTGACGAGGAGTTCGAGTCCAACACCTTCGACAAAGCGCAGTATGATCGCGTGATGCAGCAAGTTAAGGCTGACATGGCACGAGAGAAATCTCTGAGCGTCACAGGCATTCAGCAGAAAGTTAAAAAAGACCTGCCGGGTACTAAAGTTTCTCAGGTTCGGGATATCATGGCAGAGATGGAGTCTCGTGGATACTTGGAGTCCGATTCACAACAGGGTGCAGTAACGGACAGGAAGACTGGAGTTAGATACAGGCCAGCCGCTCAATATCAACCGACCCAGAACATGGTGCCTCAACTGAAGACGCCAGATGTTTCGTACCGCAGGCAAATCGATATCGCCAATGAAGCGGTAGAGAAAAACAAACAGATCATTGCAGGACTCAAGTTGGACTTGGATTCGGTTCGTGAATATGGGCGTGACCTTCAAGGCAAACGCACAAGTGAAAACGCAATCCAGTACGAGATGGATAGACTGAACAAGCGCAACGCTCAGTACGGAGAGCTTGTTAATGGAGCGCAACAGGGTCTTCAGCGTCTTGGCAACCTACCATATGTGCCAAAGGTTACACCTGAAACAGGCAAGGCTCAGTCCATTGAGGCTAAGGTAGCAGCGGCTAAAGCCCGTAGTGTTGCCGATCAGGTCAAAGAAAAAGTTCAATCGAACAATCCTGTTTTCACACCTGCCATCAATGAAAAGCAAAGCAAGGTACTCGAGTCTATTCGCAAACGTCTTGATGGCTATGGTCTAAAGGATGTTAAGTTAAACGTAGAGCAACAAGTTGAAGCCCCAGATGGTGCAGAAGTTGAGGGTGTCTACAACCCATTTGGTAGAGTGATTGCTTTGTCTATGGGTATATACGATCCTAAACTTTCTGAGACAGAACTGTTCAATCGTGTCGGTGAAGTTCTTGATCATGAAACAACTCATGCCCTGAAAGAGATGAACGTCATCACTCCGTCTGAGTGGAGTTCTTTGACTAATGCTGCGGGGAAAGTGAAGTACGCAAAGACCAAGGACGGTCAGGCTCAGAAGAGAAAGTACTCGTACCTCGACAGAGCAAAACGCATGTACTCACAGGACACTGCGGAAGTGCAAGCTGAAGAAGCTGTGGCAGAAATGTTCCGTGACTACAACTCTGGTCGCTTAAAGCTGGCTGGCAAACCAAAGGGTTTGTTCAATAAAATCAAGAACTTCTTCAAGTCTATAGTCGGCGGTTCAGTTGATAATGGGTTTACTGACGTTCAAAGTATCTTTGATAATATTAATGTTGGTGAGATTGGGGGCCGCGATAGGGGTCAAGCCATAGCTCAAGATACACAGCCAGCAGTTCGCTCTTCCAGAATAGCAGCGACTGAGGAAGAGGTGCGTCCATTAGAAGAGATCAGGATGCCGATTGATTCGACGGCACCTAACGATCAGATACGCGCTCAGATACAGCGCATGACAAATCAGAACCGTCCCATTGTGAAGCGCATGGTTAAGCGCATAGACGAAAGGTTTGGAACAAAGTCGGGTGACAATGCTAAGGACTTGTCTAAGGTTACTCAAAAGGCCAATCGTCCGTCCATAAAGGCCAAGAAGCCTTGGCATGATGTATCACACATCAGGGACAGCTATCGATTTAAGACAGTCATTCCAGATTTTAGAGATGTTCCGGCAATCTTTGATGAGCTTTTAGCTGAAGGCATTGGCCTCGTTAAGATTGATACGAACAAGCTCTTTCAACCGGGTGAGTGGGGATGGCGCATTATTGCGTTTGATCTTCGCATGCCAAACGGACAGCTTGTAGAATGGTATCTTCCCCTCAAGGAATTAGAGGCAGAGAAGAAGGCTCGTGGTCACCTTATCTTTGAAGAGTGGCGCAACAAAACCCAAGAAGAAATGAACGCGAAGCAAGTAGATTTTATGAAGGCTTTGGATACAAGCTGGACGAACTACAACGATGCGTTCTTAACATCCATTGATCGCATGGGTCTGTCGCCTCAAGAGGCAGAGGCGTCTTGGAGAAACGCAGAGACTTCCATATCTGAGGCAGCTCTGAATTCACGCAGATCGTCTGGCATGATGGTCTCTTCGAGAGATAGCTTGGGAACCCAAGTGCCGTCCAGTGATCTAAATATTGGATCAGAACCATCCCTGAACAGAACAGCTCGTTCAGTTCCTTCTTCTATTAATGCTCGTGCAGCCATGTTATCTACCTCCGATGACTATGTTACAGGTGTTCCAGTAGAAAACCAAGTTAAGTTCTCTAGGTTGCCACGCACCTCCAATGTATCAGGTTTGCAGAGTTTTATAAGAAGTAATCCTGACGGCTTCACTATTGATCCTGTGACTATGGAACCTGTGTCTTCTGGCTTTGTTGTTGCTCCGTTGAAAGAAGCAGAGATAATTGTCGGTGAGACCTTGCCTGAAGAGGTTCTATTAGGGTATATAGATGACAATAAGGATATCGCAAGAGCAACCAACAAGTCAGTCTACTTAGGTGGGTGGTTTGATGAGGACTCACAGCAATACTTCCTAGACAACACGTTAATAGTGCCGACTGCAGAAGAGGCTCTTTATATAGCTGAAGCCGCAGACCAACTCGCAATATTTAACTTGAATAACTTTGAGGAGATACGGACCAATGAAGGAATTAGACAACTCCAAGCCAATGGTACTTACAGAGGTGACACCGCAGTCGGATACCAGAGAAACCTTGCTGAAGTTGGTCGCCGCTTTGCGGAAGCAAGGGATAACCGTAACTCCCGCCAAAAAGAACAGCTTACTAGAGGAGTAGAGGGTTACAGGCAGTCACGCCTGTCCCTGCCACTCACTCCTGAGCAACGCGCTGCGAGTGTTCTTGATTACCTAGACCCTGACACGGGTCAGCCTAAGTTTAAAAGTAAGCCGGGTTCAGAAACTCTGGTTAGCTTCGCCAACAAACTTCTCGAACTTCGTGGCACTAGATCATACGATCTAAACTCACCAGATGATCGCGAAGAAGTAGCAAGGATCATGGCGGCAGAAGCTGAGGCCGCTCTTCTATCCAGTAGCGATGCCCTTGGCTGGTACGACAGCACACTTAAATTAGCTAAACAGATACTGTTTCCAGTCTATCCAGAGGTTTCTCCTCTACGTCCAGACGGCACAGAGAATGCCCTGTATGATCCGGCATCCGAGCATGCCTTTGATTTTGCTACAGCAATTACATCAAACGGTCTGTCAGTCATTGATAACTACCTTCTGGCATCTCGCCAGTATGATGCTTGGAAGAACAGCACAGACGGCAGGTTCCCACTCGCTGCTTCGGGAAAGCAGGGTCAATCAATGATGAAAGCGTGGGAGTTCTGGAACCACCTGACTGACTTCGGGTATGACTCAAATCAGATAAATGATCTTCTCATGACGCAGTTACCAAAGGGTGAGCTGGCTGGACTCATGACTGAGGTGTTTGGTGTTGAGCGAGTGAAGGACTTGCCCTTTAAGATAGATGGTAAAGAACTAGCCAGCGAAACCGTTGGGGTTGCTTACGTCCTTGGGCCTAAGATTGGTAACGGTTTCTATCAGAACCTTCGTGGAAACTTCTCTCCACTGACAATGGATCGCTGGTGGATGAGGTTTGTTAACCGCATCACTGGTAATCCTATTGTTGATTATAACGATGAGCTTGTTCAAGCGAATAAAGACAAGCTATGGAGCATGATATCTAACCCTGACAGCTTGTCTGACACGGACAAGAAGCTGCTTGTCGATACCGTAGAGTCACTTGACATCAGCACCATTGAGAAAAGTGACATTGAACTTATAGCGCCACAGGTTCAGAAAATCTGGGATAAGAACTTCTACAACAAGGCATTCAACGACAAGCTAGAAAGCCTGTCAGATCAGTACGATTTCGTTGTGACCCGCACTGGCACAGTAACTGGTAAAGATGCCGCGAAAGTGAAGAAGCTGGCTCAAGAAGCAAGGCCAGCGTCCACTGATCTATCACTGGCTGCTAAGAACTTAGCCGCTAAGTTGAAGCCAGAGCTTCAAGAAGACCCACGCAACGCAACAGAACGTGCATCAATGCGAGCAACTGCTGTACGCGCTCGCGAAATACTGCGGAATAGTAATCAGCTTGCTCTCGATATAACCAATGCTGACTTCCAAGCTCTGATGTGGTACGCTGAGAAGCGTATCTTTGAGGCTGGTGGTGTGCGTAAAGGTCGTGGTGATGACAACGACTACGCCGATGGTGCGATAGCAATACTAGAAAACAAAGGTGTATCAGATGACAAAATCAAAGCCACACTCCCCAGTTCAGAGCGAGGAAGGCTCAGTAGTGTCAAATCTCAGCTCAAGAGAGATGCTGAAATTGACAGAGAGATTGATCAGATACAAAGAGGGCCAATCGAAGGGAACTTCTTCGCCCCAAGAGAGCTAACAATACTCGACAGCTCAATGGCTGCGCAGGAGCAGCTTACACAGCAGGAACTAGCAGAGACTAATGCGGACATGTCTGGTCTCGAAGTAGACCCTGAGCTGCCGCCTCAGAGGTTCTCACGCATGATCACGGCTGATGCCTTGGTTCCGGTTCGTGCGCCAGTCAGTCTAAAGGATGGTTCTTCTAATCCTGTGTACGGATACTTCATGGATCGCGGCAGGTTGCGTCCGATAGTTTTACCCAAGGGTTCGCATCGTACATATGAGAGTGGTGTGGAAGTTGGTCAGGGTCTGTTCCATATTCAGCAACGCAATCATGACAAGGAGCTTGTCGAGAACTCCAAGTACAAGCGTGTTGAGAATGCTATCTATGATATGCTTCGTCGCTGGCAGGATCAAGGATATGACGATGGTCCTGCTGTTATCTCATACCCAAGTCAGAATGGTATAGTACTTGAGTGGCGTAACAACATAGCGTTCAGTGCGCCGCCTATGCGGCTTGTCTTGGAGTCAGGTCGTGATCTGCCCAACGCACCAGCTAAAGATGTATTCTACATAAAGACTTTCTTCCCTATCTTGGAGAAGAAGGCGCGTAAGACTTCGCCAGTCACTCGTCAGTCGATCATGTACAGTACGCTTTCTGAAGACGTAAGAGAGAAGCAGTACAACTTAAACTATGCTAAGGCTGCTGACTTCTTGGGTAAGGGATTGGGATTTGTTCTGCCAAAGGACAAAGCTCAAGACGCTGCCGACACAGTGATCCGAAAGTTCCAAGATGACATGCTCCCTGTAGGTAGGATGATACAAGAGCTGAAGAAGGACGGTGCCAATATAACAGACGCCTTTGACGCCTACTTGCAAGAAGAACTATACCATGGTCGTGTTGGTGCCGAGGTAGACACTCGTCAGAAGACCATATACAAAGACGCGGTTGATGCTGTTAAGGTTCTCAACGTGCCTGCTTCCAAGGTCAATGAACTCAAAACACTGTCATCATTCTTCAGTAAAGTTCTTGAAAGCTATCCGAGTAAGAAACTCGCTATCGCTGATGCGGTTCTGTACGCAACTCACGCCAAGGAACGTAACGCATTTATCCGCAAGAGAGACCCCAAGAATAACTCTGGTTCAGGCATGACTGATGGCGAGGCCGATGCAATCTTGGCATGGGTAGCGACCCTTGACGCCCCCAGTATTTCGGCACTTCAAGGCATTCAGTCTTCGGTTAGGACTATTCTCAAGGACACGAACAATAGCCGCGCTGATTACGGGCTTACTCCAGAAGAGTTGCGTGAAGACAAGAACTTTAACTCATATGTCCCACTTCAGGGAAAGGATGATCCTACAGATGGGGACGTTGGGTCAGGCGCTAGGCTTGGCGCTAAAGGATTTGGGGTTCGAGGAAGAGAAGATCGCCGCGCTCTTGGTCGGTTCGATTACGCAACTGACATACTTGCTACAGTGTTTAATCAAAACCAGAACACCGTTGTTCGAGGTGAGAGGAACCGAGTCGGTCAGGCATTCATCAAGCTACTTCAGGCAGAGCCAGAAAAAACTCGTGGGTTTGGACGCATCTTAGATCGCCTGCCAACTATGAGGGTCTTGGACACATCTGGCAAAGTAAGAGAAGTTCGTGACCCCTCTGCCGCTCAAGACGATAACATCTTCGTTGCCAAGGTGGATGGCAAAGATGTCTATGTAGAGTTGAACGATGCTCGTATAGCTAGGGCTTTGAAAGGTTCTGATGGCACTGGCTCAAGCTCTTTCGCTGCAATAACACGAGCGTTAGGTAAGATGAACCGTTACCTTTCCTCTATCAATACGTCTTACAACCCAGAGTTCCTAATAACCAACATAATCCGAGACATCCAAACCGCTGGAGTTAACGTCCAACAGTTCGATGCCAAGGGCATGGTTAAAAGTATGGCTAAGGACTATACCAAAGCATTTGCGGGCATCAAACGTGCCGTAAGAGATGGCGATAAGAACAGTGAATGGGCGAAGATATACAAAGACTTCGTTCGTGATGGTGGTCAAAACTCTGCCAACCCAATGAACAGTGTTGCAGATCAAATAGCAAACATAGAAAATGTTCTTGGTGACATCGCTGAAGATGGCGCTCGTGGCAAGTTCAATAAGATGAAGAACAGCTTTGCTGGTGAAAAGGTCGGCTCTCTGTTTAGGTTCTTAGAAGACTACAACACTGTAGCTGAGAACGCCATTCGTGTCGCCGTATACAAAGGACTCAAGGATAAGGGCTTCACCAACGAGAGAGCTGCACAAGCTGCTAGAAATGTGACGGTGAACTTCGGTAAGGGCGGTGAAAATAAAGCCGCTATGAACTCTTTCTACCTATTCTACAACGCATCCATTCAGGGTTCATTTGCACTTTTCAATGGCCTGCTTCGGTCTCCAAAGGTCAGAAAGGTTTGGGGCGGACTAATCGCTTTCGGTCTGATGCAAGACTTTATAAACTCATTGATTTCTGAAGAAGACGAAGATGAGGTTCTGGTGTATGACAAGATACCAGATTACATCCTCGAACATAATCTTGTTTTAGCAACGGGTGGTCTGACAGATCGCGGTTATATCGCTATACCAATGCCGTATGGTTTAAACTCCGCAGTGAATGCTGGTCGCTCACTTGGCAGAACATTACGAGGTGAGTACTCAGCCTCAGAGGGTGCCACATCTGCAATCATGACCCTTGTTGACTCTCTCAACCCACTAGGTGGCACAGAGAACATGCTTAACTTTGCGTCCCCAACAGTAGCTGATCCGTTCATTGAAATAATGCGGAATGAAAACTTTGCAGGCATTCCAATATACAAGGAACAGTATCCCGGTGATCAGTCACCTGACAGCCAGCGTTACTTCAATAGCGTAAGTCCATCCTCAAAATGGATTGCCGATAATGTGAACTCCCTTACTGGTGGTACAAACCAGATGTCAGGCTTCCTTGATTGGAACCCAGAGATTATGGATTACTGGTTCGATTATTTGACTGGTGGTATAGGTAGGTTTGTCCAGAGATCAGCGGTTGATGTACCAATCTCTGTATATAACGATGGCTTAACTGAAGACTTAGTCAGCGAAATACCTTTCATCCGAAAGATAATTGGCAGCGTCTCTGAAAGAGAAGACATTGGTATCTTTGTTGAGAAGCGTGACCGAGTTCTTCGTGTTGGTCAGGAAATCAAGGCGGCTCAAGAAGCTGGTGATCGAGACAGGTTCATGAGAGCAAGAGAAAAATACTCTGATGAGATCGCTCTGTTGCCCCGCGTGAAAGCGATTAACAATGCCATAAGGAAGATTTCTAAGCAGCAGAACATTGTTCGTGACAACGTCAACATACCAGACAGCCAGAAAAAGTTAATACTTGAGAGGCTAGATGAGCAAAAGCAGATGCTGTACGCTCGTGGGAATATGATGATGAAGGACTACAGATAGTTCAGTTGAACTTTTGTAGCCTTCTCTGGGTGGAGTATGACCATAGCTTTTCTAATGGGCTTAGATCAATCTGATCCATAACTGATCCCATTCCGTGGCCCAAGTCCATTTGCCTGCTGTCTTTCTTGAACCTGTCCCTAGAGCAGTACCCTGATACATTGTAAGTATCTTCATCCTCTTGGCACACAAGGACTGCGCAGTTTGCCTTGAAGGCATTAATGTCTTTGAAGAGGAGGCGACCATCTGGATAGAATGTAGACTTAACGTCTATAGATATATCACCAAGCCACATATCCTCACCACTATCAACGCCAAGCTGGAAAGGATTGTGATCTATGTCGAATACCTTTGCCACACTAAGCTCTGCCTTGATGCCTATAAGGTCAAGGTCATTATCGTTTCGCCCCTGATCTCTTCTCTGATTGACAACTCCAGATGCCCTAGCTAACTGCCAGCGAAATGTAGCCGCTTGTTTACAAACAGATATCTCTCTAGGAGACAAGCGAACTCTCATGATTCTTCGTCACTTTTCTTTTCTATCCATTCCAAGATTTCACTTCTCTTCCACCGTTTCATTCTGACGCCCAAGTTAATTCCTTCTGGGAAGTCTTCTGTTTTGCTTATGAACCTGTAGGTAGACCGTAAGCTCATCGACAGCATCTTTGCTATCTCGCTTACCTTCATTAGTTTTTCTTCCATTCTTTGAACCCCTCTCTTAATTCTTCAAACTTGTTTACTGCATCAGGGTTATCCCTAAACTCCGATCTCGACTTAATACCGCAATGGGTTCTGACGGCACTAACTGCTTCGTTCTCTTGATTGAATACATCCGTCTTCTCAGTCATGCCCATGCTGTACAGATAATCATGGAAGTCATCATTGCGGCATAGCAAACCTGCCGATGCAATCAATCTCTCAACATTCACCGCTTCCTCTCGCGGCTCAGGTTCGTCCTGATCGTTGAGCCTCACCATAGCAACCATGTACCTAGTGCCAACCCAGTCAGTGTGAAGTTCTT